TCAGAGACCATTTCTAAAAAGAAGGCGCGCTTTTCAATAAACTTCTTCTTTCCATAAAAGAAGTATTCCATAACAGCACTGTTCATAATTGCAATGCTTTGTTGTTCAGCGCAAATGGTTTTTGAGGGGACCCAAATCATTAAAGATTTGATAATAGAATCCTCCTCAAGAGGACACAGAAACCTTTCCAAATCTTCACTGTAAACCCACTTTCTTTTCAAGAAAGAGGTATCAGCAATATTGATATATGGAACACTTTCTGCATCCTTTTCAGCCATTGTGTACTTGACACCATATGTGTCTAAAGTTCCAGCAATAGCTGTATGGTTGAACCATGGAGCGTTCTTAGAGACTCCCATGATATTATCATCACCATAAGTCATAAGATGAACATTTGTTTTAAATGTTTCAATCTCATGATCAGGGTTTAAAATATAGTAGCAATATCTCATATAAATAGAGTTTGCTAAACTATTGATGATAACTGTCAAAGGGTGTCCAGATGGATTACATCCATTAAACTGAATCAAATCTCCAAAGTAATCAACCATTGGATAAGCAGTATCTAAAGCTATTCCTTCTACAATTTTAACCTCATCTTCTGTCATGTTAGATGCACGCATAACTGTGGTCATAACTTTAAAGGCAGCACGAATAATGTCTGCTCCCATACGCTTATCAAATTTACTGTAATCGCCAGCAACAATCTGATCTTCACCAAAAGCGGTTAACCATGAGTGGTAATTATGCCACTCATCAGATTGTACAATTGTACCAGCACCACACTCAAAAATTGTTCTATTACTCTGAACAAGTTTAATAAAACTGAGGCAGTACTTGCGTACAACTATGCTCCAATCAACTGGTGCACCCATAAACACTCTGGTAGCATGTATGCTCGCCTTAGCGTGGGTCACTGGTTCATCTTTCAGAGCAGCTGTAAATACAGGGTGATTAAGTTCACCATTCTCGTACTTAGATATGATAGCAGAAACACGCTCCATAACTTCATTGGACATAGCAACAGGATTTTGATTTCC